CAGGCCATCCCGCTGCTTCGCCTCGTCAATCTTCTCGGCCGGAAGCCAGAAGTGGGCGAACACATAGAACTCTCCGTTCTTCTCGATGACCAACACCGCCGCCGTAAGGTCCACGGTCTGGGACAAGTCGATGCCCACGAGTCCGTAGTGCTTCGCGAAGTCCTCCAGCCGTAGAGGATCCCCGCAGGCTCTCTCGATCACATTCGCCGGGAGCCAAGCAAGGGAACTGTTCTGCTTCAGGTTGCAGTATTTGGTAATGAACTCTGCCTTCTTCGACAGGGACGCCTCGGCCACCGCGATCTCTTCGATCAGGTAGTCCACGGAAACCGACACCCCGAGGTTCGGATTTGACTTCCGCAGCTCATTGATGTCGTTCCACTTCTCGATGTCATCGATCATGTAGAGGACCGGCAGCAGCTTCCGTTCCTTCGAGTTCCCCAGGAGGAACGCGGTGGACCGCTTCAGGATCTCGTCATAGATCGAGTCCGAGATATACCCGGAAGTGGAGCAGGACAGAAGCATGGCCTCCGGTCTCGCGCCCATGCCTGACTTCAGGACCTCGTACTGCTTGAGACCCTTGTCACCTTCCCAGGCCGCGATCTCGTCGCATATACAGAGCGAAGGATTGAATCCGTCCGACCTCTTTGCAGCGAACGCGATCTTCTTCACCGTCGAGTTGCTGGCCGGTATGTAGAGATCCGTCTGCCGGTGCCGCTCCATGTCGCTGACATCATCATCGCGCCGTTGGTGTTTCTCTCTTGCTCTGGCGATGTCATTCTTCTGCTGCCATTCCGGGTCCAGCTGAGTCATCACCCAGATGTTGTCGTAGATGATCGCCGCCTGCTCAAGTTTCGGAGCCGTCGTGAAGACCTTTGTGCCGAAGCCCTCCTGCGTCCAGATGTACCGGGCGATGGCCGAGGCGAACAGTGACTTGCCGTTCTTCCTGGCCACGATCAGCACCACTTCCCGGAACTGTCTGAGGCCCTTTTCGTCAACGATCCCGAACATACACGAGATCAGGGCCTTCTGCCATAGTTCCAAAATAAAAGGACCCGGTGCAAGAGGTCCTTCGGTGTGGAAACAGTGCGATTCTATCCATTCTATGGCACTGTTTGCCTTTTTCGCGTCGTAGAAGAATAGCTTTTCCTCTAAACCGCGAACGATATACTCATACAGGAGACGGATCCATCGCCCAACGACAACGGATCCGTCTTTTATGTCCTGATAGTATGCCCAAATCCAGCTTTCTCCAGCCATTTCATGTCGCCTTCTCCTATCTTCTTGCTTCTCGGGCGCGCCTTGTGCTTTTCGGAAGTCCCCACGCGGGTCCCCTGGGTGGTTTTTTATAAAAATCAACGGGCGGGGGTCAATCTGTTGCTTTTACTCTCCCGAACGCATCCACCGTGTAGCGTCTCTCTATCCCTTTGTGCTCCTTCTCATGGCAGCTCCAGCAGAGTGCTTCGAGATTGTCGAAGGATAAACTTATACGCGGATCCTTGACCGTCTTCGCATTCAGGTGTACCTTGTGGTGCACCACTTCAGCCGGTACGATTAAACCCTTCTTAAAGCACCGCTCACACAGTCCCCCGACCTTCTTCATGTAGGCTTCCCTGCACTTCTTCCAGGCCACACTGTGGTAGAACTCCGGGAACTCAGACATACTTTTCTAAGTATTCGTGCCTGAATACCTTCGGATTATCATACCAGTCAAAGCGTCCGCAGTAGTGCACTATCGCCGGTTCGTCTGTGTACCCTGTGGCGAAGTTCTCATTCCACCGGATGTCCAGCGGTACGAACTTGTCGTGCATGATTCCGTAGTAGTTCCATGCGTCCTGGTCCACGAACGGAGTCTTGATTGTTCTGAGGTATTCCACCATGTCCTGGACGATGCCATCTGCCCTTATCTGCTGAAGGTTGAGCAGAGCCACGCCCATGTTGTAGTACATTTCACCGAACGGATGATACTTCCCTTTGTACTCCGGTACTGCTGCCACCCACTTCCCTTTGATGTTCGTCTTCCATAACGGCTCCAGGGATTCCGTGACGATGGTGTCCGCGTCCAGGTGTATGACCTTGTTCAGCTTCGGCAGCAGCTCACTGTACGCCACCTTCAGGAGGTTGATGTATCCACCGAAGTTGTTCCGAAGGTTGCAGCAGTTATTCGGTGAAAAGAAGTCCTGACCGGATACATCGATCACGGTCATCGGGATCTCACCTTCCACTTTGTCCGTATCCGTCAGAAGATAGATCTTCGCCTTCGGATTGTGCTCTAAGACCGACCGCATGGATGGCTCGGCCTTTTTGACGAAGTTGCTCGTCAGTGCGTATACGATGTTCATGCCCTCTCCTTTTCTGCCTTCTCAAGTCCCACCAGCTGCCCCATGTGACCGCCACTCTCTCTGCGCGACACATTCGCCATATAACCAAGGACCGAGAGATATTTCACCCTCGGCCCCGGAGAAGGCTTGTGGACAAGCCCAGAAGGAGCTTTCGCCGCCGCACCTGTCCACGCTACTCTTATACCACATTATTGACTGCCACCGTCTGCCATTTTTTCGCCCTGCAAGCCTGTCGCCTGCATGATCAGATTGAACGCGATGCTGACCACCTGAGCCTTGTCGCCGTATCCCGCCATCTTAACTTCGCCGCTCTTGGTGACGATGGCCATCATCAACGCTTCGCCTCCCTCGGCCTTGATGTCCCCATTTCTCACCATGTCGAGGATGTCCATAGCGTGTTTTGTGTAATCTTCGTGTTCACTCGGTAAAACCTCGATCACCTTATTCTCCTGAACAGCTTCATTTCTGAGTCTTTCCTCCATGAGTATTTTGATTGCTCTCAGACACACGACGATGTCGAGGTCTTTCTTTGCTTCTACTGCCCTGATCAGTGCATTTTCCACATGATCGAGTGCTTTCGCTATTGCTTCATTAGTCATTCCCTTTTCCAATCCTCTCCGTCTTTCAGAACCATCCCCATCTGCCACAGCTTCCGACAGGCGAGTTCTGCGAAGTCACTTGAGACCTCCTCAAAGTTGTCGTCGCATACCCAATCGGCAACCCACTCGCAAAACTCGAAGGCTTCAATGTCTGTGAAATCGTCACAACGCTTTCGGATGCTCATTCTTCGCTCCTTTTTTCCTTTTCCAGTTCTCTCATTTCTTCTTTGTAACTGCATGTGTAGGGGCAATCTTTCCAATCTAAATGAATGTCGTAATGTCTTGCAAAATATATTCGCAGTTGACAATTGCCGCACCAATGTTTAGGAAAATCTGTTACCGGGTCGTATTCTCTTGCTTTATTCATTCTTCGCTCTTCTCTGTGGGAATGACCACAGGCGCATTTTCTATGGCATAACAAACATCATCTGCGGTCACGCCATCAATAGAAAATCCGTCAATGCCTACGGTTTCTCCCTCGTCAATTAAGGATTTTCTCAATTCATCCCTGTCTATCAAATCTCCGTGGTCTGGGAGTTCGACCGCCTCACCGATTTTCTTGTCATCGTCGTAGCAGACCACTGTGCCGTCATCTAAAATCACAATGTCTATGTACGTTCCCTTCTTAGGCATCTTCATGCCCTTAATCAGTACGCTCATCCGTCCACCTCATTTTTGCTTCCACAGTGTGGGCAGTAATTCCATTCCTCATCAAGGCCACCGTAGTGTTCAAAAATCCATCCGCACACACTACACGTCATAGTCATATACATATACCTATCCACGTCCCACTTCCCACGCTTTACAGGGTCGATGGTCGGCATCTTCTCTACGGCATCAATGGCCTCTTTTATCGTTTCCGCCACTTTCGCATCGCCATATCCGTTCGCTCCCCATCCGGGCGATTCTTGCAATTCCCATTCGGATAACCACTTTATCAGCGCATCCGCATCAATTAGTCTCATCCGTCCACCGCTCCTTCCCAAAACAGCCGCCGTTCTTCTCCCTGTCTGCACTTCAAGGCTTCGTACTCGCACAGGCAGTTCTCGCAGATATCTTCTGTTATTTTCGTTTCACGCAACTCCTCATACCACGGTTGGAAATTGTATTCTTCCGTCCGCATATGAGATCCGCAACGCTTGCAGAACCATTCTATCCGAATCATATCTTTACTTTCCCCCTCTCCATCTTTACTTTTTCGCCCTTTTCGCTCGGCAAATTGAGCAAAATTGTAAAGATTCTTTGAGCATTTTTCTTCGTGATTTTTCTGCGTTTTCCGCACTTTTTCCGTGAACAAGATTCCGCGAATCCGCTTATTCCTGTGTCACCTTGATTTTCTTCTGCCCATCGTTGTAATAGGTCAGCGTGATTTCCGTGGTGGTCTGTGCCGTTGGAGTCATCAGCTTTTGGATGGGATACCCTCCGTAGTCGAGGAAGGACGATGCCACCGCCACCACGAACTGCCGCCGCACGACTGCTCCATGCTCGAAGACCAGTTTCGCCGCAGGGAAGGTCACAGGCTTGTGCGTGTGACCTGTGATGAGGCAATCGATTCCGTCAATCGCCATACCGAAGGTCTGAACTTTATTCGCAGAAGATCCGATGTACTGCCCTGCCCCGGTTCCGTGAGTAATGGCGAATGACCACTCCGCTCTCTGCTTCGTCTTCCCCTTGAAGTCATAGGCGATTCGGACCTGCATAAAGCAAATATTTTGCCGGTACTTGTCCTCGATTCCAAGCTGAAGCATCACATCGTATAAAGGATCCTGATCCACTTCCCTGATTGTTCTGCGCTCATGATTGCCACCCACCGCCGCAAGGATTTTTGGTGCTATCGGCTTTAATTCGTTCCGAAGCCACTCCTTTTGTACAAACGGCGAAGCGGTCGCGGCATAGGAATTTCCGACAGATGTCTTCAGCGAATTTTCCACCAAATCCCCCACCAAAACGCAGAAGCAATGCGGATCGTCCTGGATCCGTTTGATGACATTATGCCATCTGACCTCGTTGAACTCCGGGCTGCCATAGTGTGCATCCGCTATCGGGATGATAGTTAATTGCTTGTCCGGGTGTTCGGTGATGGGCATATTGTTGACCACCGGAATGAAATCGTTTAACACTCTTAAAATGCCTCCTTGAATTTCTCGTCTATCTTCGCGGCCGTCTTCGGCCCGATTCCCTTGACCTCGCGGATCAGCTTCAGCACATCGTCCCAGTCCACCTGGACCTCCTCGAACGGCAGAGCCTTTTCAGCTTCCATCTTCGCGGCTTCCTCGCAGGCCGTCGCACCGTCTTCAAACCCGAAGCGGTAGATACGCACAAGATACGCCGTCAGCTCCTTCGTGGTCATCTGCTGGATGGCCCGCTTTTTCTCCCGGTTGATGACAAGCTCGTCTATGGCCTGATTCACTATTGTTTCACTAACTTTCATTTTTCCTCATTTCCGCGAGGGCCTTGCCGTGTACCCGGTAGACGGTCCGTTCGCTCATGTGCACATCTTCCGCGACTTCCATCCACTCCATGCCGATGATGTAGCGGTCCCGGATAATTCGCCGGTAGTCGGGATCCTCCAGCTTCTCGACCATGCCCTCGATTTTGTCAAGGATGGCCAGTGCACGGTCCCTCTCCTTCTCTGCCCGGTGCCTGCATCTCTCGATCAGTTCCACTTGCAGCTCCAGTCCGTGCGTCCCGGATGCTCTCGGCATACCGTCCAGTCTGGGAGACTTCACCGAAACATCCTCGGCCATGTCCCACTCCTTGAACCACC